CCAAGCATTCACATACTTGCATACCATCTCCTTGGAATAAAGAAAAGGAGTGGCTTTCACCACCCCTTTTCGCGCCCTCAATTAAGAGAACTGATACACACCATGACAGTTGAGCTGGCTTGCGCCGAGCACAGCAGTCGTAGTGATTGAGCGATACATCACATACTGGTCAGCTGGACGAGCTGGTGAGTGACGCTTCATCTTCTCGCCATCCATATACATGAAGTTGAGCTTGCTTGTGTCAATCAAGTAGCAACGCCTGGCGTAGTTGGTAGCGCCACCAAGGGTTGTACCAATGTCGTCCATCGTTGGGTCATACTTGAACACCACGCCCTCATAGGTAATATCGCCAACGCTAATGTCGTTGCGGCGAGAAAAACCATTTTGGGTGTAGTAGCCACGGCTGCGCAGCTCTTTAGCCAGGCGCTCTAAGAAATCAGAGCCACACAAAGCCAAATCGGGCTTGCCGCCAAAGCGACGCAATTGACGCATCTCAGCGTTAATCAAAGCTGCTACTTCGTCACCCGTTGAGGTTGTAGTAACGGCCAAGTTAACGCGATTGCGGAACCAGCTATTTGCATTAAGGGACTGATCCAAACCGCCGACAGAGCCGACAGAAGGAGCATCTTTGATGATGGAGCGAATACCAGCAATTGCTTTCGCATCCGCTGTTCCGTCGCCCCACAACAAAGAATTCATACCCTTGGCATAGCCCTCCATCATGTCCTCGAGCTTGTCCTGGAGCAAATTGGCCAGGGCTGTTTGGTCACGACCGGAGTGGTTTGTCAAGCTTGCGCTGCTGATTGAATCAACCACGGAAATTCCGTCGTTTTTCAATTCAGTCAACGTAATGCTGATACCCGCGTGATGTTCGCGCCAAGTGAAATTAACGCGTTTGATGTTGGCGGGATTGGCATACGTCACGCTATCGTTGTGGGTGTAACCCGCAACAGAAGTCGTGTATTGCCCTTTAACGCCAATAGAAACCTGACCTTTACCACCAGGGAAAGTTTTAGCTTTCGCGTCTAGTGCTGCAAGTAGGGGCTTGTCTTGAATCGAGCTTGAATATACGTTGCCCTTGTCGATAAAATAATCGAGCGCGGCATTGGCGATATTCGTAAGTTCTGCATTTGTAAATGCCATTTTATTTACCTCTCAAAAAGGATGTTGATTGATTTCATGCCCTTTGAGCCAAAGTGTTTTGAATGACATCCAATAACGATTTAGGCTCTGGTAAGGGCGTACCACTTACTTTTCCGCCGACCGCTGTTCTCATAGGTTGTTTTACGCCACGCACCGATCTCAACCGATCAGAAACTGTTTGATATGCGTTCTGCGCATATTGCAAAGCTTCATCGGAATTTCTCGGGCGACCTCTCTCGGCGACAAGAGCGCGAACACGATCGTCAATCATCTCGGCTTTAAGTTCGTAATCAGGATCACTCTCACGCACAGAATCTTCCCAGGCCGTGACAGTTTGGGCCATCGAGTTGGTATGACTCAATTGCTGTTGCTGTCGGAAACGCTGGTTTTCCTCTTGCGTAATCGCAGCTTGGCGCTGAGCTTTAAACTGCTCACGCCACAAATCTTGAGCGGTGTTTTGGTCGATATAGCCCTGTTCGACTTTTTCGGCCAATCCATCAGGCAAACGATGACCGGACGCAAGCGCCAGGTTGTCCGTTAGCTTTCTGAGTTCCTCATACGCTTTGGCTGGATCGCCAACCTTCATCATGGCCATGAGCTGAAAACCTTGAGCCACCTCTTCGGGGGTCAATTGGTTCTTGTCCATGAAATCCGTGATTTGGTCGTACTGAGTAGCTCGCCCTCTTAATTCATTGCGATCGCGAATCAACTGCTTGAAGCGCGGGTGCTTATGAAACGGCGTATCGGAAAAATCATCTTCAGACTTATCGTCTTCTGATGCGTCATCCTCAGCGTCGCTCCCATCTGTTACGTTCTCATCCTTGGTTGGCGAAACCAGTTTGGAGCTGTCGGTATCTTCCTCTTCAGCTGTCTTTTCAACAGCGTCGCGGACAACCGCAAGCAAGCCTTCATCATCGCCATGTGCGTCAGACGAATTCGCATCGACCTGGCCTTCATTGGCCTGGTCGTTAACGTCCATATCACCGGCGGACGAAACCGATAATTCGAGTTGCTGTTGTTCAGCCATTCAACGTCCCTCCTAATTCGTATTGTGCCGACATTTTGTCTGATATACAACACTTATCATACAAATTGCCCAAAATAAAACTAAACCGCATTTGCACCCATTGGAGGCAAAGAGCCGCCACCGGGTTTTGGCATTGGGACCACGTTGTTGCCGCCCTGGGCCGCTTGCATTCCAGGATTGGCAACACCCGACATCTGACCCATTGCAGCCTCAGCGTTCTTGACCGCATTCATGGCAACAATGGACGGCACGTTTTCAGACAGCGCAGAATCAATGTCCAACTTGTCGTCCAAGCGCTTGAGAACCTCTTTGACCACCCACTTAGGATCAATGCCTGGCAGCTGGAGTAAGTACGGCAGCATGCGCTCAATGTTGCGCAGCTCGGCAGCCTGATTCGGCTTGCCGGTTGACCCAGCCTCGATCTCCAGGAATATCTCTTCTTGGACTTGCTCGTTTGTCAGCTCAGGCCATACAGCGCCCTGGCCCACAATCTTTTTAACCTGGTCCGTTGACATTTCGGCGAGCAAAATTTGTCCGCTGGCGCGGGTAATCTCCGACATAAAGGTGTCCAGCTCGTCAATCTGAGCGCCCATTGCCGACATGCGGCTGCTCTCGGCAATACTGGTTTCCGTGGCCGTGGCGTTAGACAAGCCACCAAAGGTAGCCTCTTGAGCGCCGACCACCAGCTGCACATCGTCAAAAATGGTTTTGACTTCGTACAAATTGGGGTCAATTCCGATCATTCGGACCGGCTGGATCAGGTCATCGACCTTCTCACCAGCTGCCATGCCTTGAATTTCAATCACGGCATTGGCTGGATGGCTCTTGAGCTTTTCTTTGTCCTCTTCTTCCAGGCGGCCAGCTGGGGCGACGTACTTGGGACGATTGGCGCGCCTGTGTTCCCGCAAACCCTGACGGGCGCGGTTGTATTCGGCTTGCATTGGAGCGATCAGCTGCACATCGCTTGGGGGGTAAATCTCATCCTTGTGCTCGACCTCGTTAAATACCAGGGCGTAGATTGGCCAAAAGGTATCGACCTTGATTTTTGGAGCGCAAGGCTCCTCTAGGAAGTCTTTATGCCCCTCGGCTGCGACATACACCAAGCCGCTGGGCTTGTCGTACACCTCATACACACAAACCAGCCCTTTTTGGGCATCTTCATTGCTGTTTTGTAAATAAGAACCCATCTGCACCGATGCGCTGTCTTGCTTGCGGCCCTTGGTGTCGTATGGCGTGTAGTTACCCTTGATGTCCACGCCGTAAATCTCGCTAACCTCATCCGGGGTTAGGTACATTTCGTGCGCAACCCAGCGACAACCCACAAAGCCGCGCAGCTGGCGGCACATAGGGTCCACGATGATGGCGTTGGCCTCGGGGAAATCAAACAGTAAGCCTTCGCGCAAAACCATTTCAGGCTCGCACATCAACGCTTTCAAAGAAAGCACCAGCTCTTCTATCTCCGGGTCATCAATCTGCACATCGCCCTTCAAAGCCTCTTTGGCAATGCGGCGCATGTGGTCGATTTGAGCGGTGATGTCGTTGATCTTGGCGGAGACTTCGGGGCGGCGCTCCATCTCACGCTGAAAGCCTAATTTGACAAAGCCAGCGCTGGTCGTAATCACCCGGCGCACCAATGCCTTCATTTGCCCTTTGAAATTGGGCTGGGCCTCTTGCATAAAGTAGGTGAACAAAGCCTCCAGGGTCTGAGCTACTCGGTCAATCTTGCGACGGCGCTCTGTGACTTGCTCGTACTCAGCAATCAGCAGCTCCACTTGTGGCGGCACTTCCATTTGATAGCTCATTGCTTTGAGCCGTCCCTCATAGGCTTGCTTGAGCAACTCGTTATCGCCGGACCATAACTGAAAATCCAATCGGTTACGACGCTTGGCAATGCACTTGGGATTTTTGGCATAAAGCGCAGCTGTGCGCTGCTGCACATGGCGGTTAATCAGGTTGGCTGTGTAGCGCTTTTCATCCCAATCGCGGTCGTCATAGCCTTTCAAGGCCAAATCCATATCGCGTGTCATTTGGTCAAAGCGCTTTTTGTAGTGCTGCTTGGCGTTGTTCACCCTGGCCAGCACATCTTTGACCAACTGTTGTCTGCGCAAAGGAGGGTCTTTCTTTTCCTCTTCTGCACCATCTTCAACCATCGTAATCATGTCCATTTAAAACCCTCCTGATGCGCTCAATAAGCGTCGTTCTTTGTCACGAAATTTGCTGTCCCATTTCACCCAGGCAAGACTGCCGGTCTTGGGACGATCTGTTTTTACTATCTCAACAAGGCGCGGACCCGATTGACGCGCCAGGCCCATACCAATCCAGGCCAAGGTGTCCACAAAGTCGTCGTGCCTGGCGTTGGGAAACTTCATCAATTCATCAAAGGCATTCATCACCCAGGGCGCGCCCTTGGGAAACTTGACTTTCTTCATTGCCATACGGCCCTGGATGGATTGGGCGCGCTGCACCTTGTTGGCCACCGGTGTGACCTCTTCAATGGCGCAATACACCTTCTCTTCCATCATGCGTTTACGCAAGAATGGCCCGATGGATTTGCTGATGTGGCCTTTTTCGGCCCACCACAGCATTGGCTTGTGCTGCTTCATTAAGCGCAGCATGGCCTCCACCACAACGTCAGACGATTTCTTTTCCCACCAGCAATCAAGTAAGTAAATATCGCCGTACTGGTCCACGCCAGCAATCAGCAAAACTGTGCTGT